TTGAGAAATTAGAACATAACTACCAAAGTTGGTATGTCTATGATGGCCCTTACAGATTCTTTACCAAATCCTCTGCCAACCGATATATCAATCGGACATTGGAACACTCCACCGAGAGTTAGCTAGCTCTTCGATGGCCGGACGAAACACTCCGGCAAAGGTAGTTCCAATCTGGTACGTTTCCTGGTATGGAACTAACACCCATGGAGATAATCGAGAAGAAGCTTACCAATCGTTATCAGGCAAGCGGCTTTACTCGTAGCGTCATTCTCACCGATCTGCAGATTATCCGCAGAATCGGCGTCCATCCAGCTTTGGCCACGGTCGAAGACTTGGAAAATAACATCGTTCTACGTGCAACTAAGCAATCAGCTAAGGCGAACTATGTCGCTCGATTGCGCTCTATTTATGGCTCCTTGAACAAGATGGGCCTGGTCAACGGCAATAATCCCGCCGAGGATTTAGCTAAGGTTAAGGTTGGTCGATCCTCGCCAAAGCCAGTAACCAAGGCGGAATACGCTAAGCTTCTCGAAGAAGCTGAACCAATGTTCCGCGACTGGTTTATCCTTGGCGGTATGGCAGGTCTTCGTTGCTGCGAAGCTGCCGTCATCAAGGGCGCTGACCTTTTCGATACCGACGAGGGCCCAATGCTGACCGTTATTGGCAAGGGAAACACAGATTTGGTGATTCCAGTCAGCCCAATGGTCGCAGAAACGATCAGGAAATATGATACTCTTGGTCGTCTCTGGAATGTAACAGCTAACAAGTTCAGCGCTAAAGCAGCCAACGAAATGCGTCGAATCCTTGGCCCGGATGCCAAGCATTTCCACTCATTGCGTCACTACTTTGCAACTGATATGCTAGAGCGATCCGGAGGGGATCTGGTCGCTGTTAAAGAGCTTATGCGCCACACAAGCGTAGCAACAACTCAGGTCTATACTCAGTTGGCTCACGGGCGTACTCGTTCGCTCGTTAACTTGTTGAAATAGGGGAAATAAATGCGTTTTCATGTCCTAGCTTTGCCACACACTCAAGTAACAAAAGAATATGCGGGTTGTGCCTTTACTGAGAAGGTTCGTCGTTTTTGTATGATGATGAACAAGCTGGGTCACGAGGTATATCTCTATGCTGGAGAACAGAATGAAGCTCCGGTCACTGAGCTTATTACATGTATTACGGAAGCTGAACGTGCTGAAGCTGTAGGGGATCAGCACTTCACTTCTACGAGCTGGGACAATACCCTTCCGCATTGGCAAATCTTTAATGCCAATATTATTGAGGGACTGAAGCAGCGACTTCAGCCTCAAGACTTTATCTGCGCCATTGGCGGTTCTTCTCAGAAGCCAATCGCCGATGCTTTTCCTAACCACATGACTGTGGAATTTGGCGTTGGCTACGGAGGGGTTTTTTCCCAATATCGGGTGTTTGAGTCATATGCTTGGATGCACTCAATTTATGCTGCATATCAAAATCCGACAACCGTTGATGGCAAGTTTTTTGACGTTGTGATTCCTGGATATTTAGAACCAGACATGTTCCCACTTGGGGACGGAGATGGTGATTACTACCTTTTCATCGGTCGAGTCATTGACCGCAAGGGCTTCAGAATAGCTCAAGAAGTATGCGAACGTCTTGGAAAGCGCCTTATCATTGCCGGACCTGGTGAAAATCCTGGCGGCTATGGTGATTACATCGGATCGGTTAACCCCAAAGAGCGCGCCGAACTTATGGGAAAGGCGATCGCGACATTAGCCCCTACTCTTTACATAGAACCTTTCGGAAACGTCGTGATCGAGTCTCAAGCTTGTGGAACGCCTACAATCACGACCGACTGGGGCGCATTTACAGAGAACAATCCCAACGGCGTAACCGGTTATCGCTGCAGAACATTGTCCGAGTTCTTACAGGCCGCAGAAGACGTAAAGAAACTAGACCGCAAAGCAATTAGGGAACATTCGGTAAATCATTATTCCCTTGATACAATCGGCCTTGAGTACGAGGCTTATTTTCAGAGACTTCTCACGCTTTGGGAAGATGGCTGGTACCAACTAAGGAGCTAATATGTCTGCAAGCACAATGACGGAAAGAATCGTCACTGCGCCAAGCATGGTTTATCGGGCCACTCCAGCTTCAATTCTGAATCATTATCTTTACGATCAGAGCGGTATTTCTTACAACAACTCATTGTGGACGTATGACTACACCTCAATTATGGGAAATATGGCCGAACGTCAGACATCATCAGCATCTATGAAAGGTCGATAACCGATGGCCAGTACGTATTTCCTCGGAAGCTCAGTCCCTCTTGGTATTACTGTAACCAATAGCTCTGGAACTGCAGCAGACGCAACAGCGGTCGTATTGACCATTACTTTGCCAGATGGTACCACTGCGACACCAACGGTTAACCACTCTGGAACCGGACTTTATGACGTAAACTACACTCCGTCTCAGGCTGGTCGTCACACAGTTTTCTGGGTAGCTACAGGAACAAATGCTAGCTCATACGCTGATGACTTCACCGTCCGCGACCCAAATTCGATTTCCATTGTTTCTATTGACGAGGTAAAAGATCACCTCAACATTTCGTCAACGATAACAACCAACGATCTTGAGCTATATCGCTTTGTCGATGCGGCTACTGAAATGGCCCAAAATTACACAGGAACCATTCTTGGTCGCCAGACATTTACCAATGAAGTCTACGATGGAAATCAACAGACTTTGCGCCTTCTCCACCCTCGTGCAATCAGCATTATTAGCGTTGTTGAAAACGGAATTACTTTAGGTGCAACAGATTATGCGCTGGATTACACAGGTCAGCGCCTTGATCGAGTAACATCCGGTTCCCTTAATGAACCAAACTTCTTTGGTATCTGGGCACCAGGAGCTAGAAACATCACGGTTTCTTATGTTGCCGGTTATGTCAACCCTCACCCACAAGCAAAGCAGGGTGTTCTTGAGATTGTTCGCCATCTGTGGCAGACACAACGCGGTTCTATGAACGTGATTACCCGTAACCAAAACGGTGACGATTTTTACTCAGGTTCAACCTTCTCTATGCCACGTCGAGTTATGGGATTGCTCGATCCAATTAGTTTGCCGGGTATCTTGTAATGGCCACATCAGCAATTGAAAATCTGATTACAAATGTCATTGCAGCTTTCAAGGCATCACCATTATTGACTGGAATCCAGATTTACGATGGTCCGGATATTAACATTGACTCTTATCCTGGCAGTTATATTGCCGTTGGACATGATGGCAATGAAAGCGGAGATGTTGTAGCTTCTGAGTCCAAAAACAACTGGGAACTTGTTGGAAACTACAAGATGTTTGAGGATGGAACCTTGAACTGCATGCTAGTTGCCCAAAGCGGTGATACAACAATGGCCACCAACAGAGCTAATGGCCAGACTTTATTGTCAGCGGTGGACACAATTATCCGCTCTGATCCAAGCTTCAGCGGCGCTGTTCTTTATTCAGGCCTTGATAGCCACAGAATTCGCCAAATGCAGACCAACGCTGGTTCTGCAGTGGTCATTGATTTCACAATTCTTTACCGAGCAAGAATCTAAGGAGAAAACATGGCAAAGATCAAAAACGTTTCACCACTAGGCGACGTTTATATTCCATCACTTGGATTAACCGTCAACGCAAACTCAACTTTCGATGTTGCCGATGCAACAGTTGCAGCTTCTCTCTTGGAGCAGACATCGAACTGGGCAGCAGCAGATCAGGCAGCAGCCGCAGTAGTAACACCTGCATCAACCCCAAACCCTGAAACCCCAGCAGCAGACGCTGCTCCAGCTAACTAGGAGATAACATGGCAATCGGCGCCGGAATTGGTTCCCAACTGGGAATCGCGTTCGAGACGACTTTTAATACGCCTGTCACCGTGTCTCGTTTCTACGAGTTCACATCTGAAGGCATTAACTACAACAAGAAGACAGTCGAGGGTCTAGGCCTTCGTGCTGGCGGCTTGCTACCTCGCTCACAGCGTCGTGTTGTTACAACATTTGACGCAACTGGCGACATTATGCTTGACCTTCCAACCAATGGTCTTGGTCAGCTTTTGGCATTGGCCACTGGAACTGCACCATCACCAACAACAGTAAGCACTGGCGTTTATAGCTATACATTNACCCTTGGTGACATTTATGGACGTTCTGCTACAGTTCAGGTTGGCGTTCCAGAGTACACAGGAACAGTAGTTCCTAAGACAATTACCGGCGCAAAGGTTGCTTCATGGGAAGTAGAAGTTGCAGCCGGTGGATTAGCTACAGGTAAGTTCAACATTGACGGTGCTGGCTTCTCTACAACACAGTCTTTGGCGACCGCTTCATACCCAGCAAACGGTTCTATCTTCCACTTTGCCCAGGGCGCAATCACTGTCGACGGCACATCAGTTGCCAACGTCAAGGATTTCACCCTCACTGTTGATAACGTCATTAAAGCAGATCGTTACAACCTTGGTTCTTCTGGTGCTAAAGCTGAGCAGATCATCAACGGTTTCCGCAAGATCACAGGAAAGCTGACCGCTGAATTCACCGATCTCACATTGCTCAACAAGTACCTTACAGATTCATCAGCAGCGCTTAATCTCACCTTTACTGGTGCGACAATTGCTAGCACATACAAGCAGTCATTGTCGATCACGGTTTCAGCTGTTAAGTTCGATGCTGACACACCAAAGGTTCCAGGACCTGGTGTCATTGATGTTGCAATGACCTTTACCGCTTATGACAACGGTACAGATCAGCCATTGACCATCGTCTATCAGACAAGCGACAACGCTCTCTAATATGGCAGCTCTAGACGTCAATGTTGAAAGCCCAGACCTTGTAAAGTTTTACAAGGCGGTCAAGACTATTGACGCTGATGTTCAGAAGCAACTACGCAAGAGGTTAACCGCTATTGCGAGACCTATTGCGCAAGAAGTAAAAGAAGCGGCGCTCAACACGCCAGCTAAGAGCGGAACGGCAGCTAAATCCCGACGGGGAGAGTCTGAGCTGGGACTCAGGGCGGGAATTGCTGCCGCCGTTCAGACAAAAGTCAATGCTACAAACTCCAAAAAGGGTTTTAGTATTAGAATACACGTGTCTGGTACAACATTTGCAAATAAGACAGGTAAGTACAGAAAGCTTCCACGTTATATGGAAGGTCTTTCTCGCAAGCCGTGGAGACACCCAGTATTTGCAGATGCAGGCGCAAGAAGCGGTTCTTGGGCTGGTCGTTGGGTTCAACAGTCTCCAAAGCCTTATTTAGTTCATACCGCTGCTGCACACAAGAACCAAATCGAGGAAGAAGTTGCAAAATCATTCCTAGATGCAATGTCGGAAACTGGTCTTATTAAATAACAGGGGGAACCAAATGCCTTTAATTATCCGTGGTGAATCTTTTGATCTACCAAGCGAGAACAATACTCAAGGCCCAACAGGCCGCGAGATTATTACTATTGAAGAAGCCTTTGGCCTTGATGGCTTGACGCTTCTGTCTACCCTTTCTGAGGGTGAAAAGCTTTACCCAAATCCAGCATATTCCAAGGTTAAGGCGCTTTACGCACTAGCTTGGATTTGCATGACAAGGGCCGGAAAGATTGTTTCTGTTGATGATGTGCTCAACACATATTCCATCGACGAAATTACTGCTGGAGTATCAGACCCAAAAGAGCCATCAGCCGAGGCTTAGTCCGAGGCGGAACTCACGGGCACATACGTAAGCATATAGCTCTTCTATGCCATTTCTACCCAGGAATCACGCCATTAAACGTGTGGGATATAGAATTGTCACTATTAAACGATTTAATAAACGCAGCAAAAACCAATAACGGCGAAAACTAGGAGAAATCATGGCCAGTACAGATCTTGGCGTCAATATCTATGGTTATGACCGTTCAGCCTCTTCAACACTGAAGAAAATTGGTAAAGAAGCCGAGAACACCGGCGGAGCCTTTGGAAAAATCAAGGAAATAGCCGCTGGCGTATTCAGCGGTAACCTGATGACCAGTGCTCTGAACGAGGTTACAGGATTTGCCAAGGAATCCATTAACGAGTTCCAAAAAGTTGGCGGCGAAGTCCTGCAGATCCAGCGCGTTACTGGCGGTACTGCAGAAGATGCTTCTAAGCTACGCTTTGCATTTGAGGAGACCGGACTTTCAGCCGACGCTGCTCAAATGACATTAAAGAAGTTTTCAACAGTTGTTTTAGCTAATAAAAAGCCTATTCAGGAGCTCGGTATCACGACCAGAGACTCATCCGGTCATATTAAGAGCATGAATGAGCTATTGCTTGAGACCGCCGACAAGTTCTCAAAGATGCCTAACGGCGTCCAGAAGACAGCGGAAGCAGTTGCTTTGTTTGGTAAGTCTGGTCTTACAATGTTGCCATTCCTCAATAAAGGACGCGCTGGTTTGGTCGAACTTGAGCAAGAAGCTCAGAAGTATGGACTTGTACTTACTGCTAACAACCTAAAAGCTGTTCAAGCCAACATTATGGCGCACCGTGAGTTCACGGCTGCAATGTCTGGCCTTCAGGTTCAGCTTGGCCAATATCTTTATCCGGCGCTTACTGCGGCAGCCTCGGGATTTGCCAAGATTGTCCCGGTTTTGACAACACTTCTTCGCCCAGCATTTGAGGCAATTGGTAATGTGGTATCAAAGCTAGTTCCATTCATAAAAGACGTTGTTGATTGGATTATCCAGCTTGGCCAACACTTCGAATCAACGGGCACAAAAATGGGCATTTTCAGTAGCCTTGGAAAAGACTTTGGAAAAGTATTTAATGATGTCAAGGAAGTATTTAACGCCATCTTCCCAATTCTGAAGGATGTTGGCAACTTTATTGTGACGGTATTGGCTCCGGTTGTTGGCGTTGTCTTGTTAGCAGCCTGGAAGGCAACTGTTCTGGCAGTAGGCGCCGTAAAGGATGCCATAATTATTGTTATCAACGTTTTCAAGGATTTGTGGAACATTGTCAAGACTGTTGGCGATGCCATAGGTAAAATCTTCAGCGTTATTGTTGATGGCTTCAAGATGGAAATTAACGGAATTATTGACCTCATCAACGGAGCTATTGGTCTCCTCGATAAGATTCACATCAAGCTGCCATCATTTCTTGGCGGAGAAGAATTTGGAATTAACATTCCAAAGATTCCGCACCTTGCCGACGGCGGTGTAGTAAGTTCTCCAACAGTAGCTTTGATTGGCGAGGCCGGTCCAGAGGCTGTTGTACCATTAAATAAATCAGGGATGGGACAGGGGATGAATGTGACAATCAACGTGCAAGGTTCGGTTATTGCCGAAAAAGACCTTGCCGTTCGTATGCGCAATGAGCTAGCTCAACTTCTGCGCCGTAAGGGTGCACCACTTTCAGCTCTGGGGCTATAAATGACATCATTTCTTGACGGATCGACTAACGGACCAACAATTGCTGTTGAGTTTTATATCAACGGATCATGGGTAAGAGTCAATGTCAGCGATCTTCGTGAAGTCTCGTTTACTCGAGGACGCACAAGAGCGGACCAGAAAAACGACCCAGGACACGCCAGCATTGTTGTTGATAACTTCAGCGGCTATTATGACCCAGAATACACTCTGTCTGGTTCTCCGTACGTTGTAGGCGGTGTTAACCAGCTAAAAGCAGGATTAAAAACGCGCATTATTGGAACCTGGCAGGGAACAGGTTATTACCTTTTTGTCGGATTCCTTGAAACCAGTCTTGTTGACCAGGGTTTTTCACCAAACGCCACAATGACATTTACCGATGGCATTGCTCTGTTGTCTAAGATGTACGCGCTAGCTGTATCTCCTGCAGGATATGCTGCAGAAACAACATCAACCAGAGTCGGAAGAATGTTGACCTACGCCAACTGGACTGATTCTAGGAACCTTTCAGGCTCCGTTCAGATGGAAGCTACAACACAATCAGCTACATTGCAGAACATTATTGAGCAGTGCGTAGCGTGCGAGGCTGGTCGATTCTTTATTAGCCGTGAGGGAACGGCCACTTTTCTACCTCTAAGTGACAAGTTTAGCCGCGTTACACGACTTCTATTGTCTGATTCTCGTGCCACAAATACCGTGGAATACGACGTGCTTGAAACAACCCCTGGCACATATCAGGTCATTAACGAAGCCCTTATTCAGCGCGAAAGCGGCACACAGCGCCGGTATAGACACCTGCCTTCAACAACGGCGTTTGGCTTAAAAACAATCACCGTAAATGCGCCAATTCTCAACGATTCAGACGCTGATAATCTTGCTAAATATCTGGCGTACAAAGATCACAATCCCCAAACCCTTGTTCAATCAGTGCAGTTCTCTGCATTTGCTCTTGGTGCCTTGTACCCTGATTTGTTGTCCCTTGAAATTGGCGACCAGGTTACTATCGAGCGCACAACTGTTGATGGTAGAACTCTGGAGCTTTATTGCGTTGTAGAAGGCTTTAATCACAGCATTACGCCCGAGTCTTGGCGCGTGGAGATTAACACTTCACCAATGAACCCATATTCAATAACGATCTAAGGGGAAACTGATGCCACTAGCACCTCAGATTACTAATACGCCGATTCCATATTCAACATGGTACAGCTCAGGCGATTATGACAGTTCTGCCACAGCAGTCGTTGTTCCAACGTCGACTTACTATGCAGCTCCAACTCCTAACGCTAGTGCAATTGGCGATATTTGGTTTGACACAACTAATGGCAATAAACAATACCGTTGGGACGGATCGTCCTGGGTTGCCGTTCAAGATACAGCTATTGCCTCTGCATATTCACTTGCAACAACAGCAAACGCTAATGCCACTGCAGCATCAGCTACAGCTAATGGCAAGAACGTTGTCACATATTCCACGGCATCGTACTCCGGAAGTGGTACACGCCAGGGTGATATTTGGTTCCAGTATCAGTCAGGAACTGGGGTCATCCTCAACCAGTGGACCTGGAACGGTTCTAGTTGGGACACAACAAAGCTTTCTGACGCAGTAATCGCAAGCGTAACAGCTGGAAAGATTACCGCTGGAACAATTATGGTTAACGTTGGCATCAGCAACAACAGCGGAACATTCTCGGTTGACGCTTACACCGGAGCGCTCAATGCGAGCAGTGCGACAATCTCTGGAACAATTACATCAAGCAACGGAACAATTGGTGGTTTTAGTATCCAATCTGGATACATTAACTACGGCGGAACGTACTTGATGGCAACTAACGGTAACGGTCAACAATCTACTTATAGCTTTTTTTCTGATCGTGGTGTTTACGCATCAACGTTTTACTCGACCGGATCATCGGTATTTAACGGTTCAATAACTGCGGCGTCCGGAATTAACATTTCCGGCGGATCGCTAACTTTAGGGGGCGGACTTTACGGAATAACATCTGGCGGAGCCGGATCATTTACTTCGGTTACAACAGGGGCAGGATCTTATTCACTTAGCAATAGCGGACAATTGACCGCTGCGAGCTCTTACGTGACAAACGTTTACGATACAAACCTAAACATTACAAATACCGTAAATCTTTACGGAGGTTACGGTGTAATTTCTGGTTGGTCTCCAAATACGACAAATACATATGACCTTGGTGTTGGTGCCAACAGCTATCAGTGGAATCACATTTATCTGCACAATGCTGCTATTGTCAACTCTGATCTTAGACTTAAAACAGATATTGAAAATTCGCCTCTTGGTCTTGACTTTATCAACTCACTTCGCCCGGTTGCTTACAAGTTTATCTCCGGTGGAAATAAAGTAGTTGTTGATGATAAAGGTAATCCTGTTGTTGAAGAAAAAGATGCTAATGGAAAAGATGTTTACAAAGTAGAATCCATTGCCGGAAAACGCACACATTACGGTTTAATTGCACAAGAAGTAAAATCAGCGCTCGATGCCGCTAATGTTGGTGACTTTGGTGGTTGGGTTATCTCTGATCTTAACGATCCAGAGTCTTACCAATCACTTGCTTACGAACAATTTATTGCACCACTTATTAAAGCAGTACAAGAGCTTTCTGCTCGCGTAACAAAACTAGGGGGATAATGTGGAACAAGAAATAGATGCAAATGAGTTATTAGAAGCTCAGAAAAATACGATTGCAAACCTCATACAAGAAAATCTCACATTAAAGATTCTTCTTGGTAAAATAGCCTCTGGGGGAAATAAACCTCAAGAGTAAGGAACAATTAAATAACACTCCAAGACCAATCTGATCTAGCAAACGTCATCTACTGTTGGACGTTCTCAATCGGTGCGATCGGGGGAGCGCTGTGGTGGGTATTCCATCGCGTAGTCGTCCACATCATAGCGGCCACAATTAGGCGCTCAAACAAAAAGAACACCCGTCTTGAAATTAAGGAGGGTGAGCTTGATCTTTAGTCGTAAATATATTCATCCAGACACAGAAGACGTCCTGACGTTCAGCGAGCAAATCTCGTGGAAAGTCCAGGGCGTTATCCGTAACTGGTGGTTCGTAATTATTTGGACACTTGTTACAGCTATTTGGTGGATGCAACCAACATGGTTCACTGATACTCATGCCTATATCAAATGGATGAACCTTGCTTCATGGCTTGCGGTTACTGTCGAACTTATCATTGGTATTGCAATGATCGGTCAGACAAAGCGCGATGCCATGATCTTGCGTGAAATTCGTAAGCTTACTAAAAAAGAAGCTAAGGACATTGAGGTAATTAAGGAGTCGTTAGATGACGAAAACCTATAATCCTCGTCCTGGTGATTATGGTTGCGTTAAAACTAACGGAATCATGGCTAAGTTAATCCGCCTGGGCACTTTGTCCAGGTGGAATCACGCCTTTATCTATATTGGCGAAGGAAGAATCATTGAAGCTAATCCCAAGGGCGTAGAAATCGGTTATGTTTCCAAGTATACAGAAGTTGCTTGGAACCAGCACGAAAAGCTCAGCGACCAGCAGCGCTTGATTATTGTTCACAAGGCTCACCAAATTATTGGTAAACCCTATGGATTTTTAGTCATTGCCGACATTGCATTGCGCATTTTGGGACTGAAGGTACTAGCCAACACTCGCATATTGGAATATCTATCAAGTAAGAACGGTTATATCTGTTCAGAACTGGTAGCTGAATGCTATGCGAAGGCTGGGATTTTGCTGACAGATAAACCAGACTATTTAGTAACGCCAGGAGATTTGGCAGAGAGGTTGATATATCAGTGACAAGCGGTCTTGATATTGTTAACATTGCTCAGCAACAAATTGGCTTTATTGAGGGTCCGGACAATAAAAACCCGTACGGAGATTGGTACGGCGTGCCAAATCAACCGTATTGCGCCATGTTCGTTAGCTGGGTGTTTGCCCAAGCTAACGTCTCAGCGCTTGTTGCGGCTGAAACCCCTAAGGGATTTAGCTATTGTCCGGCAGGTCTTGCCTGGTTCCAAAAACAAGGCTGCGTCATTAACGTCAAAGATGCCAGGGCTGGAGACATTGTTTTCTATTCCTGGACAAATGGCATTGCTCAGCATGTTGGCATTATTGAGAACGCCTCTCCGGCTGGTATTACCGTGATTGAGGGTAACACCTCAGCGGATCACGCAACAGGTTCTCAGGCTGATGGTATCGGCGTATTCCGCCGCCATCGGCCTTACCTGAACATTATGGCAATCGTTCGCCCTAAGTATCCAAACCCAGTTCGACCAGCTGTGAATTCAACCCAGAACAAGGGTATTGCCGCTGGTGTTGCTGGAGTTACGGCGCTTGGTGGCGGTGGAGCTGCGATTATGAACAGCTCAACTAGTACCACACCAGCAGCAAAAACCACGGTAATCGCAGCTCCTCCGTTTCCTGGAACTTCAGCCTTCAAGGTTGGGGCCAAGGGCACTGCAGAGCTCATTGTTGCCCGGGCTTTGGCCAATGCGGGACTGTTGCCCGCTAACTTAGTCACCAACGTATTAACAGCCGAGGAACTTGCTCTTGTTCCGATTTACCAATCTAAATATCCAGGACTTAAAGGTCACCAAGGCATTGATGCCTGGACATATACCTCAATGGTAGCTAAGGCTGGTTCATAATGTTTAAGCTGCATTATTCCGATCCCAAGGCGGTTGCTCTTGGTAGTATTGCCGCGCTAGCGGTGTGGAAGGCTTCGAATTTCGCGGTCGATCCAGGACATTTGAGCATGGTTGCAACAGCTGCCGTGACAGGTATTGCCGCTCCGGAGAAGGGCTCTGGAAGAGCGGACGTGGAGCAAGAGTCACACATTGTGACTCCATACGTAAACAACGTGGAGGAAGAATGACACTATCAAAGAAGCAATCAGATCTTATTAAGTCATATTGGCACGCGTTTATTGCGGTTGAAACTGCATTCGTTATCCAATATGCTAAAAATTACATTGCAAGTCCGCATGCAAAGTTCAATGCGGCTTCATTTGCCTACGCTGCGGTTGGTGCTGTTGCAGCTCCTGCCACACGCGCATTGGTTGCCAAGTATCCATTCTTGAGTCCTTTAGCTCTTCGTATCACAACGAAGATTGCGCAAAAAGAGACTCCAGCAGCATCGACTACACCGGCGGCATAAACTTATGCGCCTAAAAGACGCAATTGAGGAGTTCCTGAAGAATCCTCCTATTCAGCAAGGTTATTTTTGCAAAATGAGCAGAATCCTTGATGGCATGGAGTCCGACGATAGAAAAGCTGTTCTGGGTCTCGTTGACAATCACGACATATCAGCAGCAGCAATTTCTCGTCTTCTTGCGGATCATGGATTTGACGCTAAACCTGCAAACATTATGAAGCATCGCCGACGCGGTAGTAATAATGGCTGCAGGTGCAGAAAGTGATGAATGTCCTTAAAATCAGATGTTAAAGCTTTACTGAAAAGCTCACGACAGCCAAAGCCAGTAGCGAGAGTGTCCTTTCCTCAAACTATCCGGCTGCGGGTTTTGGCTCGTTGTGCTTTTGTTTGCCAGCACTGCGGCGCTGATTTGTTTGAGGTCGAGCATCACATTGACCACATTGTTCCTTTAGCTAAGGGAGGAAACAATGACGAGGATAATTTACAAGCGCTGTGCGCACCTTGTAACTTAGCCAAGGGCGCACAGGATGACCAGGGGGCTAAAATGAAACGCAAAGAAATCTTTGCAGAAGCTGATCGTTTGACATACAACGATCGGGAACAAGAATACGGAACACCACAAGAGAACTTTGCTCGAATAGCTAAGCTCTGGAGTGTTGTTCTAGGAATTGAAGTAGTCGAGCATCAAGTTGCTCTTTGCATGAATCAAGTGAAAGTGGCGCGTCTCGTTCAGAGTCCAGAAAAGCTAGATGGATGGATCGATGGCGCTGCTTACATG